TGCTAAATGTTTTAGATGAACCCTGACCCCCTCTAACAGCTCTATACTTTTTAGTTAAGGCTGCTATTTTACGTAGGGCGGTTGTTTGTTTGAGTGGCATTAATCCATTGGTTTATCTATCGGGTCGATGTTTAGGATAGATATGTTATTATTAAGATTAGTGTTTTCTGTTTTACTTGTAATGCCATTTATATTAGCTGTAAGTTGAGCATTATAGATACCAGTCATACCCCCATCAATATTATCAGCTCGACATTCTTTTTTAAATGCGCGTGAGAGGGGTAAAAATTCACTGTAAGATGGGTTATTTGAATTACAATATTCTGATAGGTCTGCACTATTATTATATCCCATTTTCATTGTATAGACTTCAAATCCATCCCATGTTATAGGACGTTCCTTTTCTTCATAATTAGAGTTTCCATCCTTACCAACAAATACGTGTCTAAGTTTAGGGCTATCTTTTACAGATTTTTTATAGTCCTCAAATATTTTTCTATACTCCTCTGGACTTTGAAATTGTTTACTTGCCATTATTTCCAAAAGTTTATTGTTTCGTATTCGTCTTGCATTATTGACAGTCGTTACAATCGTTTTTAATTTCTACTATAATCTGTAAACCATTATATTGCATTTGCTTATCATGATATTCTGATTCTGTTTTAGCACAATATAAGAAAGCATGACCTCCAAAGTTAGTTTGATAAAAACACCATACTTTAGATGTTGATACTGGTTGAGTTGTGGTAGTAGGTTTAGTTTCCTGCTTTTGACATCCTACAAATAGGATTAATAGTATTAAGTATTTCATTTAGTTTAGTATTATGTAAAACGTTCTATTAAGTATTTTAGAGTTAAAAGTGTTAAACCTCCACTTGCTTGTTATTAATTCCATAGTATATTTCAAATTTGTGAGGATATTTAACTTTGCCTAAAGTAACGTACTTAGGTATTGAAACCTTTAACAATCGTTCTGCTCTATCAATTAATAAGTTTTGTTGACGTTTAGATAGATTAGAAAGCTGTACATCGTATGTAGCTTTAAAAGCTGGTATTTTACTTTCGTTTTGTTCCTGTTCCATTATCTTTATTAATGTAAGCTAATATAATCTTAAAAGTATCTTTAAACTTATTATCACAAGTTGAGCATCCCACTAATACCTCAGCAGTATTATCAATTTTAGAATAAGCTGCTAATACTTCTTTAACTACTTGTTGAGATTCATCGGGGCGTATTAAATCCCTTGCAACCATTTCAATAAAATCTTTGTGTTTTAATAGTATTTCCATTATCTAATCTTGTTTTTAATTTCTGACTTAAATTTTACGTTTTGGTATATTAATTGTCTTTCTTTCATTCCTAGTTCACTTGCGGCTTGTCTTGTAGTGCTTACAACTGATTTAAAAAGTATCTGCCCTTTTAACTCTGGCTGTTCTTTAACAAACTTAACAACACGATCAAACTTCATATCAATATCAAAGTTATAGATTTCATCTGATATATCAAAATTTTCTATACAAATATCATTACACCTTTCGACTAGAGTATTCTTTGTATTAACTAACTTGTTAGCTCTATGCCTATCACTATTTAAACCTTTAATAACGTTTGAGCAATAAGATAAGAACTGTATTTCATTATGCTTTTTAATTAAGAACTCATATGGTTTCTCGCATAAGTATAATAAAAACTCTTGAAATAGGTCGTTGCTAATATCTCTATGGTTACATAGTTTAGTAGCTAGACCTTTCAGCATTTTATTATTAGCTGCTATAACTATAAGTTGTTGCTTAGTGATGCTTCAAAACTACTACAAAAATATCACATATCAAAATAAATCTACCTCATCATTATTAATTATCAAATCTTTCTGGGTTAGGAAGTCATCATTCTGTTCAATTGGCTTGGGTGTTTCGTAAGTAAGCCAGTTATCATTGTTTGGAGTGCCTTTGTAATATCTACCGTTATCTCTATTCCAAGCTAATTGAACACATCCAGTTTGTCCCCAATGTTTAAACTTAACTTTCTGTATGTATATTTCGGTTACAAATTTATCATAATCCCTATAAACTGTAATACCATTAGCTGTTTTATTATAGAAGTTAGCAGAACCCGATATTGAATAAAGGTTAGGTATTTCATATTTGCCAGTCGCTTTATCCTTTTGTATCTTAGTTGGATGTGCTACTAAAAAGCAATGTACTTTATTTAACTCACAAAACCTAGTTATTTTATCTAATTGTTCACTAATGTATTTGGTTTCATTTGTAGTATATTGATGATCCAATTTATTCCAAGCATCAATAACAAAACAATTAACACCCTTTTTTCTAACTAACTGCCTAACAGAATCTAAAATAGTTTCAAGTTTAAAATCAGATTCAGGATTAATAAAAAAGAAGTTATTAGCATGGTATTCAATCATTTGATTTAGGTCTAATGGACTTAAACGGTTTCTACCCTCAAATGGTTTACCTATCATTTTTTCAGCAAACTTACTAAAGTGTAATTCTAATGGGTGGTTTTCTGGACTGTATAAAGCTGTTTTCCAACCATGAGATATATTTAACCTACATAGTAAAAAGTCTAAAAATTCTGATTTACCATGTCCAGGTATTCCAGTAATAGTCGTTAAGTAACCCTCTTGAAATTTTAAGTGCATATCCATTTCAGCCATACCAATACCACACCCACTAGGTAAGCCATTGTTATAGTAATTGTAAATATCATTTTTAATATCATTAGCATCAAACACTCCTACTATTGGAAACTCTTTAGCTTGACTAATACAGTCTAAAGTTATTTTAATACCATATTTTATTAAACAATCATTAGCATCCTTACAATCTTTAAAATGTACCTTGCTGCAATTCTCATAACCTAAACGTCTAGCAAGTTCATCTTGTAGGTTTAAACCAGCTTTATCATTATCTAAAGCAAGTATAAATTTAGTTTCTTTAGTAAATGATTCAATGCAATTATCAAGGTATTCCATGTTAATTTTACCCATCGTAGCACCATTAGGAACTGATATAACATTCTGTAAACCACATTCATATAAAGCCAAAGCATCCATTTCACCCTCAACAATTATGATAGTATCATTGTTAATTGTAGCATCTAGGTTGTAGAATATAAGTTCGGCATCTTTGTAAAGTTTAAAGTCTTTATCTTTGCCACGAGATTTAATATTAATTAACTCTCCATTACGAAAATAGTTAAATTGAATAGTTGGTATTTCTTTTTGAGCTTTAGGCATCCATTCAATAGCTTCTGATACTTTACACTCCAATAGTGTTTTTTCGCTAATTAAACGTGTTTTAAAGAACTTTAAACAGTTTTCTGTATATTGACTAAGCTCTATATGTTTTGGTTTCTTATATTCAATTCTAGGTTTATAATCAAAATCTTTGAATTCTACTAAAATAACTCCACAATGATTACATCGTCCTGCACCTTTAGATAGGTTAAAGCTAAAACATTTATCTGTTTTCTTTTTTCTAGATTCTGAACATTCGGGACAAGTCATTTGATTTTCACCGTTCTTTTGAACATCAATAACGTATTCTTTTTTGTTAGCTAGGTTTATTACTTTTAAATCTGCCATGTTAGTAAACCATTTTTAAGGGTGCATCGGGATTAATAGGTGGGTTTTTTCTTATCCAGTTTTTAAAGTGGCTTACAAATTTACCATAATTTGGATAAGATAGTTCAGCAACGGTTCTAAATTCAATTAATTTATTTTTAACTTGATAAGTTGTAAAATTATTTATTCTGGCAATTTCAACAATATGTGATCCGTTTTCAAAATCTTTAAAATACTGTTCTATTAAATTTAAAATAGGTTCTTTATATTGTACTTCTACTTGTCCTTTCTCTTGTACTTGTCCTTTCTCTTGTACTTGTCCTTTCTCTTGTATGGCAGGGGGTTCGGTAGGGGGTTCGGTAGCCCCTACGGTAGGGGGTTGCATAGGGTTAAATTTAACATCTTTTGTCTTATCGTAATATCCTTTAACCTGAGCTACAATAGAGTGTTTCTGAGATACATAGGCAAATTTTGCCATGCCAGTCAATTCTGGTTCTATGTTTTCAAATTGTTTATTTAATATAGCATCATAAAAAGCAAGCCTATCTTTATCTGATAGTTCTTTTGCCACATCATAATAACTCCTAAAAAAATTTATAGCTTTTCTCATTCAATAAAAAAGACCTTAATGGTGTTCGTCGGGCATGACTACTAACCAATAAGGTCTAACTTTAAATTTCTTTAACTCAATGCCCTGAGTGTTACAAATGCAAATATACAAAACTATATTATAATTTCAAAGCTTTTACTAAACTTTTTTTCAATAAATCCTTTAGAATAAAAGTAAAAAACATAATAGTAATTTGATAGAAAATTATAACATAATGTAGGATTATAATCTTTTAACGCTTTGTGTTTTTTATATTCCTTTACTGCTTTGTGTAAATTTTTCATAGTGTTGATTTATAAAATTCGCTTATTTGGTTAGCAATTATAATAGTATCGTTAAATACTTTATTTAATCTATCTTCTGATACATCTACTTCTATTATAATAGGATATTCATTACACACTTTCATTGTATAATTATCACGTCTTATAAATTCAACATAAGCGTTTTCTGGACTTTTACCAGTTTCTTGCAATAAAGATAGTGAATAATAACATAATTGAGTATAATCTTCTTTTATATAATTAAATTCTTTTCCTGTTCCACCAGTCTTATAATCTATAATAGTTTTTAAATCATTTGAACAAGTATCTATAAATCCTATCATATAAAATTCATCAAATTTTAAAATAGTTTTTCTTTCAAAAATATCTAATCTAGTACATTTTTTTAATATTTCTGATTCTTGATTAGTAAATAAAGAATAATCATTTTTTTCTAAAGCGTTACCAACTTTTTTACCAAATTTTAAATATTTGTTTTGATAAAATGGTTCGTTTAAAATATAAGTTTTATAGTATTCTTTTCTATCTTTTAAGAAACTATTAATTTGGGAATAACTTAAATAATTATTCCCAAATTTATCTTTAGTAGGTAAATTAATCATTTCCTTTATCCTCCCATGCTTTAGAAAATTCTTGA